CAAATACTCACATGAGATACAGCAACTACTACAACTACAACCCATGTGCTAATTAAATAAATTATAAAATCATATGGCATCATTTCTTTTCCCTCCGTTTCCAATCTTGTAACGCTTTTAAATTCTCACTATCTAAAGGATAACGATTTACTCTTACTTTAATTTTACGCTTTACTGACTGCTTTTCTCGCGTCACTCCGTTCTTACTTTTCTTAATGTGCATGCGAGTATTACTTAGCCCTTGAAAAGTATTACGAACTGCACCGAATGTTTCCATATACTCTGCAAATTTCATACGCTGTTACCTCTCTTTTAAAGTCGTCATCAATGACGAGTTTGTTTACAAATAAAACACGCGCTACTACCATTATAGTCTCATATCTAGCATGATATAGCAAGTATTCTAGAAATTTACTTTTCATATAAAGTTCTCGTCTCCGTCTCCATCTCTCCGTCTCCGTCTCCGTCTCCGTCTCCGTCTCCATCGAAAATAAAAAAAAATAAAAAATAAAAAAAACTAGCAAGACTTGGGGGGAAATCTTGCCAGTTTTGTTTAACTTTTAAATTCTAAGTTCATCTAGCATTAATCGATTAAGCTTGATTAATCTATTTTGATTCAACTTTTCTAATGCTTTTCTTTTGCATTGTGAATGCGTTAAATCATCACCATAATAATATTCATAATAAATTTCTGAATGATTTTCATTATCCATATCTAATATGGTTATCTCATTTTTTAATTTTTCAATAGACATAATATTTTTCCTTTATTTAATTAAAAATTATTTTTGATATTTATCACTAAACAATCATGCTAAAAGATATCGTTTTTATTTAAGCAGTTTTTGCTTCTGGCAAATTCTTTCTGAATTCGCGAGTCGCTTTTGATTGCTTAGTTTGAAGCTTGCTTATTTCGTTAGCGGTCTGAATAAGAATGACAAGTGCTTCATCAATTATTTTTGAGTTATAAAGAGAATCTAAAATTTTGTTAATGCTTTTAGTTTCCTCCTTATGCGCTTTAACCTTGTCAGCTTCCTCTTTAGCAATCTTGATTTTTTGCTTAAGCTTCGCTGGCTCTAACCCGCGCCAGTCAATTCCATATTTACAAGAATTATTAACTAATTCTTCACCTGTTTTATGGGTTTGAGTTTTTCGAGTCCTATTTTCAGCATCCCCACGTTTCGTGGTTTTAACACCTTTTTTATCACTCGAACAGCGAGTTCGGCTCGCCATGTAAAGCTTCTTATCATCTTTATTATCAGGATTAGCAAATATTCTTTTATCAGCATATTTTCTAATTGTTGAGTCAATGTCAGCATCAAAAGCTTTTTTATCACCATGAATAAATGCAAGTATTGCTAGAGTCATTTCAATTGCGGTGGCTTTGCTAGCCGTTGCGATTGTCATTCCTAGTTCATGCATATTTATTTCTTTTTGAGCGGTTGCCAATTGCTTGGCGTTTTTAACTTTTACCATAATGTATCACCTTTTATTTTAAGTAGTCATTAAAGACTAGTTCAATGAGTGATATCAAATAGCATAATCGCTTAGTGATAAATATCATTACCAAATTGTTAAAGAACATGCGCCCTTTTCCAACAGGGCTTCGCCCATTTTAATTTAAGTAAATATTTATATCAACTATTATCGAAATTCTTTTGAAGTCGTCATTAATGACTAGTTCGATAAAAAAATATCAATTTGGGGAGATTGTAAAATTTTAATAGTAGGGTTAGGGGTAGTCCATGAAATACGCTTAGAATTGAAATGCGGAGCTTATAGCATACTTTAACAGCGTGATAGTATTATCGAGGACTGTTAGCCAGTTTAGATAGGTATTATTTTACAATTTTACAAATTTCACAATATGAGATGGCACTTGCAAAGTTTTTAAAATTCTGAGTGAAAATTTCAAAATCTCATTCAGAAATTTTGCAATTTGTCAAATTTTTTTTCGCTCCATCAATACTGTAAATCTATACAGTACTGTAAATCTATACAGCTGTTGAAGTTTTTGGAAAGTGTGGAGCGAGCTTGCGAGTGACGGCATTATTGTGGTGGGGGTGCAGAGTGCCAGTGGGGGTGTACACCATATGTATATAAAACATATACATTTCACAAACTTTTCAAGTGTCAACCAGTTGCGCGTGAACATAAAAAAAGCAATATAATAATTGACTATTATACTGCTATATTTGACAAGCGTTATCCGCGCTATAAGACCTGTTTATTTGTTAGGTCTGTTATGTGTTGCAACCCTCTGGGCATAGTTTTATTATACAGTTTATTTTCACATTTGTCAAGTCCTAAATAAAAAATAAATAACTTGACAAACTGTAAAAGTAACCCTATAATAGAAGTTATTATGAATTTAATGCCCGAAAAGAAAAACAATCGTAATCTTACTGAGAAACAAAAATCATTTCTAGATAATCTAGTCGCTACCGAAGGCGATTTTAAAAAGTCAGCAGAACTTGCAGGGTACTCAGGCAATCACTATCAAGTACTTAAATCATTAAAAGAAGAAGTAGTCGAATTGGCTTCAGATGTACTTGCTCGTTCAGCACCTAAAGCAGCGTTTAAATTAATAGAAATGATAGACAGCAACAAACCAATCCCTCAAGCCAGTCAAAAGTTACATGCAGCACAGACGATTCTTGATAGAGTAGGTGTTGCTAAGACAGACCGAGTACAAGTAGATCATAATGTACAAGGGGGAATCTTTATATTACCTGAGAAACAGACAGTAGTAATAGAAGATGCGGAGTTTAGTAATATAACAGAGGAGGAAGATTGATTATGGATGCTATAATTATACTTGGTTTCATCGCTATAGTTGCAGTTGTTTTTATTAAAAGAAAAAAACCTGAACTATATGAAACACTCAAATCAAAAATAAAACTAAAATGACATGGAAAACGGATATATCAAACGTGCTAGTTCAACTATTCCTTTTGGTTATGAAATAGATCTTGAATCAAGATACTTAAAACCTATACCAGAACAAATAGATGCTCTTGAAATAGTTGAGAAGATGATCATTGATGATGAAATATCTCTTCAAGAAGCAGTAGATTGGTTAGAATATAAGACTGATCGAAGTATGTCTAGAGCAGGACTTAAAAAACACATAGATAAAAAGTATGGAAAAAGAAGCGAAAGATTGGGAACTGAATCCAGATCGTTACTTGCAAGATGATGAAGGTAACTTTGTTCGTAAGAAAGATGGTACACCACGTTTAAAAGCAGGTAGACCTAAAGGATCAGGTGGAAGTTACAATATTTCCAGTAGTCAAAAAGCTAAATACGCTGTACATCGCAAAATAGCTCGTAAGAAAAAAAATATAAAAAAGCTAGAACAGAAGCTTAACAACGCTAGAAAGTCTTACAAAGCCACAACCAATACAATAAATAAGCTTTCCGATAAGACGGATCACGTTGTTACGTCTTCAGAACTAGAAGAACTACCTAAAGCTGTACAAGAAATAATACCTGAACAAAATGTATTATTCCATCCTAATGAAGGTCCACAGACTGATTTCCTCGCTGCAGGCGAGAAGGATGTGCTTTATGGTGGTGCTGCTGGTGGTGGTAAATCATACGCAATGTTGATTGATCCACTACGGTACGCACATAAGAAAGCTCATCGCGCACTAATTCTTAGACGTTCTATGCCAGAACTGCGCGAGATGATTGACAAGTCCAGAGAACTATATCCTCTTGCATTTAAAGGAGCTAAGTTTCGTGAAGTTGAAAAGCTTTGGAACTTTCCAAGTGGTGCAAAGGTAGAGTTTGGCTTCCTTGAACGTGATGCAGATGTATATCGTTATCAAGGTCAAGCATATAGTTGGATTGGTTTTGATGAAATAACCCACCTACCTACAGAGTTTAGTTGGAACTATTTAGCTTCCCGACTTCGTACAACTGATCCTGAAATACAAACATACCTACGCTGCACAGCAAATCCGGGCGGTGTGGGTTCGCAATGGGTAAAAAGAAGATACATAGAACCTTCAGAACATAATACAGGTTTCAAAGGTAACGATGGATTAACTAGGAAGTTTATTCCTGCTAAACTTGCGGACAATCCTTATCTTGCGGAAGATGGTATCTATGAGCAAATGCTTAAATCTTTACCGCCTATTCAACGTAGACAACTACTTGAAGGTAACTGGGATGTAGCTGAAGGTGCTGCTTTTGTAGAATTTGATCCGCAAGTCCATGTAATTCCTCCATTTAAACTGCCTATAGGGTGGGAAAGAGTAAAAGGAATAGACTACGGATATGCCTCTGAAAGCTGTTGTTTATGGGGAATTTTAGATATTAACGATGGAACTTTAATAATTTATCGAGAATTATACAGAAAAGGCTTGACAGGAGAGGAATTAGGCAGTATAATAACAGATATGGAACTTGAAGATCCTTTTTCTGTTTCTGGTGTTTTAGATACTGCTGCGTGGGCTAAAACAGGTACTACAGGACCAACAGTAGGAGAAGCTCTTGTTCGCGCAGGACATAAGTTAAGAAGAGCAGATAAGAACAGAGTACAAGGAAAAATTCAAATACACGAATTTTTAAAAATTACAGATAGTGGTAGACCTAAGTTACAAATATTTAATACTTGTCCAAACTTAATAAGAGAGTTACAAAGTATACCGCTATCAAAAACAAATCCAGAGGATGTGGATACTCATGCTTCGGATCACGCTTATGATGCTTTACGTTATATGATTATGAGTAGACCGAGAGTGTTAAATCCGTTTCAAAGAATACGAGATTTAAAACGAGAAATGTACGCACCTTCTGACACAACCTTTGGTTATTGAATATGGCAGAAAAAGAAAATACTTTTTTAAACGCAGACAACATTTATGAAGATGTTGAAGGTGAAGCTGGTAAAATTCTTGACTTAGAAATGAGTCAACAGACAAACCTTGTTGGTGTTATTAAAGATAGATTTCAACAAGCTGAAGATGCTAGACAAACAGATGAGCGTAGATGGTTAAAAGCATACGAAAACTATAGAGGACTGTATGCTAAGTCTGTTAAGTTTAGAGAGTCTGAAAAATCTAGAGTCTTTGTAAAAGTTACAAAAACAAAAGTACTTGCTGCTTTTGGTCAGCTTGTAGATGTTATATTTGGAACTGGTAAGTTTCCTATAGGTATATCAGAAACTAAAGTACCTGAAGGTGAATACGCTTCTGCACATTTAGATACACAAAACCCAATGCAAGGAATTGAAACTTCTCTTCCTGATAACATTGGTAACAGACTTGAAGATCCTCCTCAAGAAGATAATCCTTATGATATTGGTTATGAAGGAGATGGTAAAACTTTAAAAGCTGGAGCTACGTTTGGTAAAGGAGTTTTTACAGATAGCGTAGAAGATCAAGCAGAAGATATGCTAGTTGAAGGATTTAGTCCTAATCCTCAAGCTCTTGAAATAAGTCCTGCACAGAAAGCTGCAAGACGATTAGAAAAATTAGTACATGATCAAATAGAAGAATCAAACGGATCATCTGAAATAAGAAACGCACTTCTTGAATCTGCGTTGTTAGGTACAGGAATTGTTAAAGGACCATTTAACTTTAACAAAACTTTAAGTCGTTGGACTGATAACGAAGATGGTGAAAGAGAATACAATCCTTTAGAAGTACGAGTACCAAGAATAGAATTTGTAAGTTGTTGGGATTTTTATCCTGATCCTGCAGCAACTAATATGGATGAATGTGAGTATGTAATTCATCGACATAAACTAAATCGTAGTCAACTTAGACAGTTGCGTAACATGCCATACTTTGATGAAGATGCAATCAGAGACTGTTTAAAAATGGGAGCAAACTACGAAGAAAAAGATTTTGAACAACAGTTAAAAGATAATGCTTACACAGAAGAAGAGTATAATTCTAACTATGAAGTTCTTGAGTACTGGGGTATTATGGATGCCGAATACGCAAGAGAAGTTGGAATAGATCTTCCAGATAGTGTAGACGATTTAGATGAAGTACAAGTTAATGCTTGGGTAACAGGTAATAAACTATTAAGAGCAGTTATAAATCCTTTTACTCCTTATCGTATTCCATATCACGCTTTCCCATACGAAAGAAACCCATATAACTTCTTTGGTATAGGTGTTGCTGAAAACATGGATGATAGTCAGCAGATAATGAACGGACACGCTAGAATGGCTATAGATAACTTAGCTCTTTCTGGTTCGATTGTATTTGACATAGACGAGTCTGCTTTAGTAGGTGGACAGTCAATGGAGATATATCCGGGAAAAGTTTTCCGTAGACAAGCAGGAATGGCAGGACAATCAATCTATGGTTTAAAGTTTCCTAATACAGCAAACGAAAACATGATGATGTTTGACAAGTTTAGACAGCTTGCAGACGAACAAACAGGTTTGCCTAGTTACAGTCATGGACAAACAGGTGTTCAAAGCATGACAAGAACTGCATCAGGTATGTCAATGTTGTTAGGTGCAGCAAGTCTGAACATTAAAACAGTTGTAAAAAACCTAGATGATTTTTTATTAAAGCCTCTAGGTGAAGCATACTTCCAATGGAATATGCAATTCTTTGAAGGTGATATAGATGTTAAAGGTGATTTAGAAGTTAAAGCTACTGGAACAAACAGCTTAATGCAGAAAGAAGTAAGAAGTCAAAGATTGACTATGTTCTTACAAACTGCACAAAGTCCTGCTATTGCTCCTTTTGTTAAGATTTCTAAATTAGTAAGTGAACTAGCCTATAGCTTAGATTTAGATCCTGATGAGATTCTTAATGATCCAGAAGAAGCAGCTATTATGGCACAAATAATAGGTATGCAAAATGCTGGACAAAATACAAGCGAGGAAGCTCAACCCAATAGTCAACAACCCGAAGCAATGGGAGGTCTTGGCGGAACACCTCAAGCACCTCAAGAACTTGGAGTTACAGGTACTGGCGGTGGCAACATCGGAATTGGAAATGTACCGCAGTCAGGGGAGGATCAGTTCTCTGGAACGGTTGCTCCACCTACCGAAACAGGTTAAACTAATCTTAAAAGAGAATAGCTAATGGCAAAGAAAAAGAAAAAAATAAAAAAACAAATGGATGATCTTGACCTTGTTGGAATAGCTGTAAGTCCGATTGTTAGAGAAAAGAAAAAGTCAGGCGGAGCTATGACTAATAAAAATACTTGGAAAAAAACAAGTATTGAAAAGAAAAAAAGACACGGTATGAAAGATGGTGGTAAAGGAATAGAAGCTTTAAGAAAAGAAGCTCCAGAAGTTGTAGAAAGAATGGGTTATCAAGAAGGTAAAGAAGTAAAATCAGTTCCAACTAGACAAGAATTATTAGATTCAGAAAAAATTAGTACAGAAAAACTTGATAAATTTAGAATGAAACTAATTGACGAAGCAACGGAAAGAAAAGATGCAGTTGATGCTCACTATCTTAGAAACGCAAACTATGACGAGCTTGAAGAAAAGCTCAAAAGAAGAGAAGAAGCAAAAAAAGAAGCAGAGCAAAGAAGAAAAGAAAAAGAAATGGAATACAACATGGATGAAGCTGCAAAAAAACATAAAAACAGAATACTTTTAGCTGAAGGCGGAGAAATGGATAGTCAAATGACTATGATGATGATGCCTACAGAAGAAACAGAAGAAATGGATGTGCTTCCAGATAATCAAATGGAAGATCAACATTTAGATTTTATAATTAATGAATCATTAGATAACGAAGAAGAAATGTACCTAATGGAACAATTACAAGCTGATGAAAGATTAAGCATGATCTTTGATAAGATTATGGACACAGCTACAGAATTTTCAGGATCTGGACCTGTTGAAGGTTTAGGTTCTGGAGTCTCCGATTCGATACCTGCAAGGTTATCGGATGGTGAGTTTGTTATGACAGCTAAAGCTACGGATGAAATCGGTGCAGATAATTTAGAACGCATGATGAAAGACGCAGAAGAAGCTAGTGATAATCGACAAAGAGTTGCAATGGGTGGAGAAATCGAAAAAAAGGTAGACCGTTTTGGTAAACCTATTGATGAAGATTTAACCGCAGAAGAAATAAAAAGAAGCATGCTTTCTGTAAATCCACGATTGCGATAAAAAACGATAGAGCTACCTTAGTTTACTAAGCCCTTTATCACAACATTAACCGAAAGGCTACCTTTACAAAAACAAACCCTGCATAAGTCGACATTAGCAGCCACTTTGTTTAGAAAGCCCTGAGTAGGAGTAAGATATGGCAACACAAGCAAAAGAAGCAAACCCTTATAACGCTAATAAGGATTGGCACAACCAAGAAGATAAACCATTTGTATCTGCAGACGGTGCTTTTTTTAAAGAACCTCAACCAAAAGTTGAAGCTCAAGAACAAGAAGAACCAAAGCAAACTAAGAAGGAAGCTAAAGATAAACCTTATAGCAAACCTGATTACAAAAAAAGATATGATGATTTAAAAACACATTACGATTCTAAACTTAATGAGTTTAAAGTTAGAGAACAGGAACTATTAGAAGAAGCTGCTAAAAACATGCCTCAATATACAGCTCCTAAATCTGAAGAAGACTTAGAAAAGTTTAAAGAACAATATCCAGATGTGTATGAAGTAGTTGAAACTGTAGCACACATGCGTAGTTCAGAACAAACAAAAGTTTTAGAAGAACGATTGTCTAAACTACAAGAACGTGAAGCAGAGTTAATTGCAAAAGAAGCACACGGTAAACTGTTGGATAATCATCCTGACTTTGAAGATATTCGCAATAGTGAAGAATTTCATAGTTGGGCAAAAGAGCAACCACAGTCTATTCAAAAATGGATATATGATAATGCTAATGATGGAGATCTTGCAAGTCGTGCATTAGACTTATATAAACGTGATATGGGCATAGTTTCAGAAGCTAGTAAGCCTAAAAAGAAAAAGTCCAAAAAATCTGCTGCTGATATGGTTTCAACTAAAACAACTTCAGTTGAACCGAAGCAAGATAAAATTTGGACTGAACAGGAAATTGCTAGGATGTCTATTGCTGAATTTGATAAGTACGAAGAAGAAATCGGACGAGCAATTCACGAAGGCAGAATAGTAAAACAATAACTTTTAATTTGATATAATGGAGAAGTAAAATGGCTTATAACCAATCAGATCAGTTCTTTGAACCAAGTACTGATACTAACGCTAACTTTGCGAACTCCGTAAGTGGTCAAACTAACTCGTTTTTTCTTCCTGCAGTCTACTCTAAAAAGGTTCTTAACTTCTTTAGAAAGGCTTCAGTTGTAGAAGCGATCACCAACACAGATTACGCTGGTGAAATTGCCGCTTTCGGAGATTCCGTAAAGATTATTAAAGAACCTGAAATAACTGTGTACCAGTACGAACGTGGTGCAGACGTTACAGCAACTAAATTAACTGATCAAGAGTTGACTCTTGTAGTTGATACAGCTAACGCATTTAAATTTATCGTTGATGACATCGAAACTTCTATGTCTCACGTTAACTTTAAAGAAGTAGCTAGTTCATCTGCAGCATACGCTCTTCGTGATGCTTATGATGAAGGTGTAATTGCTACTATGTTCGCAGGTGTTTCTGCCTCAAGTCCTAACCACATTCTTGGTTCGGATAGTGCTACTGATTTAGCAGCAGGCACATTTGATGGAACTGGTAATCTTGACATCGGTTTTGCAGCAAGTGAACACGATCCTATTGACGTACTATCACACATGGCACGTTTAATGGATGAGCAAAACATCCCAGAAGAAGGAAGATGGTTCTTAGCATCGCCTGACTTCTATGAAGTTCTTGCAAGTTCATCGTCAAAACTTTTGTCTGTTGATTTTAACGCAGGTCAAGGTTCTATTAGAAATGGTCTAGTAACTTCTGGTAAGTTGCGTGGATTCGATATGTACAAGTCAAACAACATTGCTGCAACAACTAATGCTGCTGGTAAATGTCTTGCTGGTCACATGTCTTCTACAGCTACTGCTCAGACAATTACAAGTACTGAAGTAATCAGAGATCCTGATAGCTTTGGTGATATAGTACGAGGACTCCACGTTTACGGTGGAAAAGTACTACGTCCAGAAGCATTAGTTTCTGCTTTCTACGGTATTGACTAAATAGTTTTGGGAGGTGTCAAAACCTCCCATTTCTTTTTTTAGAGTATAAATTTTATTAAACACAAACAAGGAGACATAATATGTCAAACCCAGTATTTAAAGTAAGAGATACAGGGCGCAACTCAGCTCGAACAGTCGATGTTGGGAAAATTGCTGACAATATCTGTACTTCGTGGACTTCAGCTACAACAGGAACTATTGCAGTTACTGCTGACGCTACTTACGATGTTACATTTACGCAGCCTGCTGACACTATCATAAGAAACCTAATTGCCATTCCTGCAGGTAACATTGTTACAGCAGGAGCTTCAGGTGATGATGTTGATTTTGATTTAGGTACTGCAGCAGGTGGTGGACAAATTATTGATGAAAAAGCTATCTTAGATGATGGTGGATCAGCAGTAACTTGGACAGCAAACGCACCTTTGTATATTATTCAAGACTCACATGGACACGCTGCTAACGCTTTTGTAGGAACAGGAGTAACAGCAGGTGTAGTCGGTGGACCTGCAACATCAGAAGCTATTGTTATAGCATCTACGTTGTATAGTGCTGCTGCTCGTACACTACATGCTCGTCTTAAGCCACTAGCAAATAACCTTGCTACGGCAGCTACAACTGTTACTTATTTAGTTGAGTTTTTACATCTCGGCTCAACCCCTGATTAAAAATGCCACAGATAGGTAATGATAAAAATCCTATGATCCTAAATGGCTCTAGTAAGCCTAAAAGCACTAGAGTCTTAGGATTGTTAGGTAACGCATATTCTGGTGAAGCAAAACAGAAGTACGTTGATAACTATGATCGTATTTTTGGTAAAAAGAAAAAGGGTAAATAATGGCTACAACATACTTGACATTAACAAATGAAGTTCTTAGAGAACTAAATGAAGTACAATTAACTTCTGCTAACTTTTCAAGTGCTGTAGGAATACAAGCTTTTGTCAGAGAAGCTATTAATAGATCAATAAATGATATAGCCAATCAAGAACCTCAGTTACCTTTTTTTTCTGCAGCAGCTAGTGGAGGTACAGATCCTTTTTATGGTAATGTAACTGTGGCTAGTGTAGCAGGAACTAGATGGTACACTCTTAAGTCAGGTAGTTCTAGTATTACTACAGACTATGCTTCTATAGATTGGGATGATTTTTACTTAACTACTATAAACGTATCAGGAGAATCTGCTCCGTTTGTATCTAAAGGTTTAAAGTTTTTAAGTTTATCAGATTGGAAAAGATATGTACGAGACTCTGAAAACGCTGACGATGCTAAAGGATCAGATGCAAGTCATGGTGAACCTCGTTATGTAATTCGTAGTCCAGACCACAGAAAGTTTGGTCTAAGTCCTATACCTGATAAAGTTTATAATGTTCATTTTTATGCTTATGATGTACCTACAGAATTATCTGCACATGGAGATACTATAACATTTCCAGATCAATACGCTTCTGTAATTATAGCTAGAACACGTTACTATGTTCATCAGTTTAAAGAAAACTTACAGCAGGCTGCTTTTGCATTAGATGATTATAAAACAGGTATGAAACGTATGAAATCTAATTTAATCAACCCACAACCTAAGGACATAACAGACGATAGGATTTATTTCTAATGGCAGCTTCACAACCATTTTCAGTACCATTGCAAGGAGGACTGGATAGATCTAGTAACACAATGGAGCTTCTTTCAAAACCCGGAGTAGCTACAAGATTATCCAACTTTGAAGTATCTAATAAAGGTGGGTATAGAAGAATAAACGGATATACTCAGTTTGGTGATGGCACAAGACCTAATAGCACTAATGAAATATTAGGACTTAAAGTTTATGCAGATGGAGTTATTGCAACCTCAGGAACAAATATATACTTTAGTCAAGATGGTGATAGTTGGTTGCAGATAAATAAAGATAGTGTATCAGGAAGTGGAGATAACTTTAGTACATTTTCAGGACGAAGCACTTTAACTAGAACCTCACAAAATAAAGGACACTTTGCAATCTTTGAAGGTGATACAGATTATGGTGAAGTAGTTATTACAGATGAAGGTTCAGGATGCAAACCTTTCTTATTTAAAATGACAGGAACAGGAGCAGAGTTAAGTTCTAGAACATTTTTTGCAGAAGAGATTACAGTAAGTGGTACACATTATCCTAAGTTTTGTGTAATCCACGATAAACATTTAGTAGTTGCAGGAGCAGCTACAGCTAAAAATACAATCTTTTATAGTGGTACAAGTGATATAAATGATTTTACAAGTTCTGGATCAGGAAGTATTTTGTTAGATGATCAAGTAATAGGACTCAAATCTTTCCGTAATGAATTGTTTATATTTTGTAAAAACTCTATATATAAATTACAAAATATAAACAATGCAAGTACAGTAGCTGTTGTACCAGTTACAAAGAACGTAGGTTGTGTAGATGGTAAGACTATACAGGAATTTGCAGGTGACTTGATTTTCCTAGCTCCTGATGGTTTTAGAACCATTGCAGGTACAGCAAGAATCGGTGACGTAGAATTAGGAACTGTAAGTAAAGCTATACAACCTTTGATTAATGAAATACTAACAAGTTCTATAAGTTATGAATTTAGTAGTGTGGTCCTTAGAGATAAGTCTCAGTACAGAATGTACTATAGTGGTTCAGCAGAATCTACAGCTAACTCTAAAGGTATTACAGGAACTCTCACAGCTAGAGGTTTTGAGTGGACAGAAGTGAAAGGAGTACAAGCTCCTGCTATAACATCTGGATTTAACGCTGCAGGAAAAGAAAAAGTATTTCATGGAGATAGAACAGGATTTGTTTATAACCACGATACAGGTCCATCTTTTAATCCTGCAGGAACTGAAACAAATATCCTAGCTGAATATCAATCTCCTGATTTTGATTACGGAGATTTTGGAACTTTAAAAACTTTAGATCATATTAAAGTATCTTTAAGACCAGAAGGAGCTACAGACGCTACACTAAGAGTTAGGTTTGATTTCGATACTTCTGATAAAATACAACCTTTAGATGTTTCTTTACAAACAAATGATCCTGCTATATTTGGAACTTCGACATTTAATGGTGGAGCTGCCTTTGGTGCGCCAGAAGCTCCTTTAATTAGACAACACATACAAGGGAGTGGACATAGTAACTTCTTTAAAATATTTAGTGAAGATACTAACGCACCGTACACTATTAACGGTTTATATGTAAACTACAGACCTTCTGGGAGATTATAAAAAATGGCTCAATCATACACTAGACAGAGTTCAATAGCAGATGGAGATACCATAACTGCTGCACTCTTTAACAATGAATACAATCAATTACTAAATGCTTTTAGTTACTCTTCAAGTAGTGCGTCTTCTACAGGACACAGGCATGATGGTTCTGCAGGACAAGGTGGTAATGTTCCACAAATAGGAGACTTAGACTTTTTAAATAAAGTTGTTGTTGATAGCACTAACAATAGAGTAGGTTTCTTTGTAGAAGTTTCTTCTTCTGCTGTAGAGCAAATTAGAGTTCAAGACGGAGCTATAGTTCCTGTTACAGATAACGATATTGATTTAGGAACAAGTTCATTAGAATTTAAAGATGGTTACTTTGATGGTACAGTCTATGCAGATGCTATAAACTTTAATGGTACTGCAATCTCTGCTACTGCAGCAGAACTAAATATTATGGATGGAGTTACTGCTACTGCTGCCGAACTTAATATTCTTGATGGTGTTACTTCGACTGCTGCTGAACTTAATATTCTTGATGGTGTAACGTCAACTGCAGCCGAACTTAATATTTTAGATGGTGTAACATCAACTGCTGCAGAACTTAATATTCTTGATGGTGTGACTGCTAGTGCAACAGATTTAAATCTTATAGATGGTATTACAAATGGCACAGTTATTGCAAGTAAAGCAATCATTACAGATTCTAACAAAGATATAACTGGTGGTCGAAACATTACAATCTCTGGAGAGCTTGATGCAGCTACGTTAGACATTAGTGGAGATGCAGATATTGATGGTACTCTTGAAGCTGATGCAATTACTATAGCAGGTGTAACACTTGCAGAAACTATTAGTGATACTGTAGGAGCTATGGTTAGCTCTAATACTGAAACAAATATAACTGTAACTTATGAGGATAGTGATAATACATTAGACTTTGTAATTGGTACGCTTAATCAAGACACTACTGGAACAGCAGCATTAGCAACAACAGTTACATTATCTGCAAACAACAGTACAGACGAAACTATATTTCCAGTTTTTGCTGACGGTGCTACAGGAACTCAAGGATTAGAAACTGATACAGGATTTACTTATAATCCAAGTTCAGGAAAATTAACTGCTACAGAATTTGTAGGTAATATAGATGCTGTAGACGGAGACTTTGATGGTACGCTTGAAACAGACGCATTATCTATAGGTGGAACAACAGTTACATCTACTGCTGCAGAGTTAAATATATTAGATGGTGTCACTTCCACAGCAGCAGAACTTAACATCTTAGATGGTGTTACAGCAAGTGCTACAGACCTCAACCTTATAGACGGAATAACAAACGGAACTGTTATAGCCAGTAAAGCTATTGTAACAGATTCAAACAAAGACATTAGTGGTGGTAGAAACATAACTATTAGTGGTGAGTTAGATGCAGCTACACTTGATATTTCTGGTGATGCAGACATAGACGGTACTTTAGAAGCTGATGCAATAACAGTTAACGGTACAGCTTTGGCAAGTGTTATTGCAGGAACTACAGTAACTTTGGCTTCAACAGCTACAGTATCAGACAGCACAGCAAACACTAATTTTCCTGTTGTATTCCATGATGAATCTAATGCTTTACTAGATGATACAGGAGCATTAAGATATAATCCTAGTACAGGAACATTATTAGTTCCTAATCTTAATGTTGCAGGTACTACTACGCAAGTAGATACTGTAACAATGGAAGCTTCTAATGCAATTATTTTTGAGGGAGCAACCTCAGATGCGCATGAAACTACATTAACTGTCGTTGATCCAACAGGAGATAGAACAATAGGATTACCAAATGTATCTGGTACTCTCCCAGTTTTAGCTGCTGCTTCAACTACTCAGATTACTTCTACTCCTGAAGAACTAAACATCTTAGACGGAGTTACATCAACTGCAGCAGAATTAAACATACTTGACGGTGTGACAAGCACAGCAGCAGAATTAAACATCCTTGACGGAGTTACATCGACTGCTGCAGAACTTAACATCTTAGACGGAGTTACATCGACTGCTGCAGAACTTAATATCTTAGATGGTGTTACAGCTACAGCAACTGAATTAAACTTTATTGATGGTGGAGCAACAGTAGGAACAACTGCTGTAGCAGATGGTGATGGTATTATTCATAATGATAATGGTACTATGAAAGTTACAAGTGCTGCTACATTTAAAACATATTTTCAAGCAGGACTATCAAGTGCAGCAGATGATCTTCAAGCAGGTGATGCTGCAGTAACCTTAACAACAAGTTCAGGAAACATTACAATAGATGCTGCTGCTAATGATAGTGATATAATATTTAAAGGAACAGATAACAGCTCAGATATAACAATGCTTACGCTTGATGGTTCTGATGCAGGTTCAGCTACTTTTAATGATAAAGTTACTATAGGTGATGGTAAATTAGTTCTTAACTCAACTGCTGTTACCTCAACTGGTGCAGAGTTAAACATCCTTGATGGAGTTACGTCAACTGCTGCAGAGCTAAACATCCTTGATGGTGTAACAAGTACTGCTGCTGAATTAAATATCCTAGACGGTGTAACAAGTACTGCTGCAGAACTAAACATTATGGATGGTGGAACAAGTGCTACTTCTACAACACTTGCTGATGCAGATAGAGTAGTGGTAAATGATGCAGGAACTATGAAGCAAGTAGCTCTTACTGATTTTGATGCTAGAGATTTTGAAATTGTAACATCTGCACCTACTGATGGAACTGGTAAGAAAACTGGTTTTGTTTGGTATGTTGTATAATAGAAGGATTAATTAATGGCTATTAATATATGGGATGGAGATTCTATTGAAACTCCTAATCCAATACTAATAAAAGTAACAAACGGAAATCTACGTTTTGTAAATTATGCTGTTGTGTTAGAGACAGATGGTTCTTTAACTACAGTATTTAATGCTATTAGACAAACTACTAAAAACACAGCAACAACTAAAACTACAGAAACTTCTGTTACTGCTAATACAACAACAACTTTTTCTACTACAACATCAACTGCTACTACAAGAGCAACTTCTACATCAAAAAGTACTACTACAACCTTTAATACAACAAGATCTACTTCTACCTCAAAGTCAACAACTACTACTTTTAATACTACAACTACTTTTAGTACAAGTAGAAGCACTTCAAGAGGAACAAGTAAAAGTACAACAACGTCATTTAACACAAGTTTTAGTACAGGTTTTGTTACAACTTTTTTTACAGCAGATGAAAATACTCAAGGTAATGTTTCTAGAAATACCAGTAGAAACACTTCAAGAGGAACAAGTAGAAGTACAACAACGTCATTTAACACAAGTTTTAATACAAGTTTTAATACAAGTAGATCGACATCTACATCAAAAAGTACTACAACAACTTTTAACACTACTACAACCTTTAGTACTTCTAACTCAACTACAACAACATTTAATACTACAACAACATTTAATACTACAACAACATTTAATACAACTAGAACTACAGAAACTACTGCTACAGGAAATACTACAACTACTTTCAATACTGCAACTACTATTTTTGTTAGAGTAACTGCTACAGGAAATACAGGATCAGTTTTTGATACTGAAGTAGCTTCAGCAGGAGCGCATAGTGCTAGGTATTGGGATGGAAGTTCTTGGACAGGATAAATTAAATGACAGTAAAAGAAGAAATAAAAGTAATAAACAGAAGAACAGAAGAAACATTAGCAATTTTATTAGAGCATTTTAAAGAGATGGAAGAAAGAATGGATGCTTTAGAAAGAAAGAAAAGATGTAAGTGTAATAATAACGGAGTTTAAAAGATGGCAGAGAATGAAGCACATACAGATCCAGATGAAATACAAAAACTTAACAAAAGACTTGCAGGTTTTTGGGATACGCTTTCAGATCGTTTGAAAGCAATAGAAGAAAGAATAGATGCACTAGAAAAAAAATAAGTTTATAAATGAAAATATCCTTAGTTAATTGGGAAAAGAAAAAACATGGTTTAATATGGAAAACAGAAAATGTTTTCACAGATGATGAACTTAAATACATCATAAGTAAAATACAAAACCAAAGAGTTACAGTTCCAGAAAAATATCGTCCTACAGCTTATAATGCAAATCATCTTCCTATGATAACTAAATCATGGGAAGACAAGTTAATAGATTTATATTTTAAAGCAGACAAAGAATACCAGAAAGAAGGTATAGAGTTATACAGAGAAGGAGATATAAAACCAGAAGATATGGAAGCTACATTTCATTTACAAGGAACAATAGAAGGTTTAAATTATCCAGTACATCCTGATACTCCGTCAAAACTAATGACATTTGTAGTTTACTTAAATCCAGAAATACAAGAACCAACGTATTTCCATGAGTATGATAGAGATCTTATGCAAAAGAAAAAAGAAGAAGATAAGAATCCTATAAAAAGTATTGATTGGAAAGTAAACAATGGTTATTTTTTTCTTCCAAACGACTGTTCTTTGCACAGCTATGCAAATACTATATACTCTACAGAAAGATATGTAGTTCTTGGTCAGCTAAAAAGGAAACAAGATGCCACTTGAAACACTAGCATTTAATGATGTATTAAATAATGATATAGCTCATTTTTTTAAATCAGGAAATATCAGAAGATCAGAAATAAATAAACAACTAGATAAGATACATTATTTATTACCAACAAAAGGTAACCACGGAACAAATTTAGAATACGATATTTGGTATGACTTTAAGAACGAAAAGAAAATAAGAGGATATGTCTATACAGACATTATGACGAAGTTTGTTTATATTAAACCTGCTTCTTCTTTATATTCTCTAAAGCTTTTAAAAGAATGTGTAAGAGGAGAAATTACACAAGAAGGAGAAAAAATATTTGACGATATTGCTAATCAAAATGCAGACAAGTATAATTTACAAACTACAGATATAGATTATCCTTATGTTGTTTTTTTAGCAGGCACAAATATTTTAGAAGAAATTACAGACGATGTTAAACTTTTAAAAGCTGTAAAAGAAGAAGGTGCTAAATTAAAACCTCACCCTCTAACATCTCCTTTTACAATGTCTTTTTTAAAAGCAAAGTATGGTAAAGATTCTTTAGTAAATAAAAATCTATCAGGACATGAAATTTTAAATAGAGCAAAAGTTGTAGGATGTACTACTAATTCTGAAATGGGATTGATAGCTTTAGCACAAGGTAAACGTGTTAATTTATTTGATAGACCTAAGATAGCTTGTAAAACTTATACACATATTTATAAAGTTTTATTTGAACAAGGATATCCAGTAATAAATGATTTTAAAAGATTGTTATCAGCAACTAACTCTGGATTAATATATCATGCAACAGAACAACCAGAAAAAAAAATAAAAAACTTTTTTCATTATTTTAATAAAGTAGAACATGTTAAACCTAACAGACCTAAAAGTCTTAATACTAGAAAGTAATAACTTAACTAATCTTACAGTTAACTCTTTAGAAAAGAATACTCCACAAGTATCTTATAAAGTAATAACTAAAAAAGAACAAACAAATAGTAGGATAGGTACAGCATTACTACATAGTGAAGGAATAACTTTAGTAGTTAAAAGCGGTATAGTTTTAGAATTGAAAGAAGGAGATATACCTTCTTTAGATAAATTAGAAGCTGTTGATATATGTGTAAGTAGAAAAGCAGTTTTTATAGATCACAATAGATTATCAGAGCATTATCGTTATGTAGATGATACATTGACAAACGGAGTTGTTGATTTAAATATTTTTATTATCAATCCTAAAAGATGGAAAGATGTTCCAGAAACAGATACTGGAATATTAAAAGATGTTAAAAAATTATTTATACCAAGATATATGCACCATAAAAATGATATTTTATTACAAGAAGAAGCAACAGCAACAATAGATGCTTTTAACTATGGAGTTCTTGGAGAGCAAGCAAGTGTGTTTAATTATATAGATTGTATTGAATCAAACAATATAAACATGCTAGAAACTTATGGTTATTGTTTTGATAAGTTACTTCCTTATTTAAAAGGAGTACCTAAAAAAGAAAAGAAAAGAATTAAATTTTTAGCTGATAAAACAATTACTAAAATAAAAAATACTAGAAATAAAATGCACCGTTTAAATACAGGAACAAAATAATGGACATGGAAATGTGGAATCTACTTTTAACTATTGTTATAGCTCCAATAGTTTATAGCATACGACAGAACTTTGTAGAGCTTAAAAGAATTGATGTGTTGTTAAATAAAACTAGAGAAGAAGTAGCCAAGAATTATGTTACTAAAGATGAAATGGAAAATAATACTGATCGTGTTATTCGTATGCTTAATAAATTAGAAGCAAAACTTGACAAACTTTTTGAGGTTAAAACTAATTAGGAATTACTATGGCAAGGAAAAGATATAAGAAAAAGAGAGAAGACTATCGTAAAGGTGGAAGAGTTACTTTAAAACACGGTGGCAAACCAAATCGTAGAGACTACGGTAGTAGAGATGCTTTTCAAGCAGCTTTGGAACAATGGCAAAATGATCCTAAACATACTGGCACTACTACTAATGCTCAAGGTGTTTCAGCAGAAGACCAAGCTACTAAAGCTAGAACAGCTACTGAAAGAGTACAACGAATAGAACGTACTGGTCCTCTATTGGAAGACATTACTATAGGAGATATAGGTAGTAAAGCCGATCCTAATAAAAGGGAAGATATAGGAATAGCTAAAATAGATCCTGCCGAAGTTGCAACCATAGGAAGTCAAGGAGGAGCTACTAGAGTAGGTATAAGAGGAGATAGAAACCTAACTGTAGATTCTCAGTTTGGTCAAATGGCAGGTGGAACTAGAGCAGGTCAAACTCCAACAGAAGCTACAGCTAGTCAAATAGGAGACATTACAGATGAAAATGTAACTACAGTTGACGATACAGCACAAGCAGACGCACCGACATCTTTTGATCCTGCTACAATGCAAGCAGCTCAAGCAGGTGCTATGACTTCAACTACAGGAGCTGTTGGTGAACTTTCTCCTCAAGCACTTGCTCAAGTAGAAGAAATACGAACTTTATCAGGAGACAACGTAGCTGCTCAAATAAGCGCACAAGCTATAGAAGCTTCTAAAGCTGAGAATGTAGACGCTGTTATATCTGCAGGAGCTTTTGTTCCTGAGGTTATTGGAGTAGCTGCACAACTATCTCCGACAGTAGCTGCAGAAAAACAAACAAGAGCAGCTATAACTGGTACAGCTCCTACAGCTACAGAAGCACAGATTATAAACAGCATAGGTTTTGAAGCTGCACAAAGACAAGCAGTAACTGGTACAGCAGCAAAAGGTGATGCAGCTAGTATGTTGGCTCAAACTGCAAACATACCTGAAAGTATTTCATCAGCTATTGTTGAAGATCCTGCTAGTGTTGAAGCTGCTATAGCAAGTGAAGATGTAGATGTACAAGCAGCAGTAGCAGCTTTACCTACAGAAGCATTGGTTAGTTCTCAAATGGAATCATTAGTAGGAGGACTGCAAGATGGTCAGATTCCTACTTGGGCAAAACCTGCTGTTGATATGGTAGAACAAAACTTAGCTTCAAGAGGTTTAGGAGTTTCTACTGTTGGCAGAGATGCTTTGTTTAATGCTATTATACAAAGTGCTTTACCAATGGCACAAAGCAACGCACAAGCTTTACAAGCTAGAGCAGCTCAAAATCTTACTAATGAACAACAAGCTAATATATTAGAAGCTCAACAAGAACAACAGTTACGAATGCAGAACTTGTCAAATCGTCAAGCTGCAGGAAGTCAAACAGCACAGCTTGCACAACAACTAAGAGTGCAACAAGGACAGTTTAGACAAGAATCTACTCTTGCTACAGCTACACAGCAACAGCAAACAAGACTTCAAAATCTACAAAACTTACAGCAAGCTACTAACGCTAACGCAGCAAATCAACAAGCTGTAAATCTACAAGAGCTAGGCATAGAAGCACAGCTAGAGTTAGCTGAATTGCAGATACTAGATTCTACTAACAGAGAAAACATGTCGGCAGAACAACAAACTAGATTAACTCAGTTTAATACTGCTGCTGATTTCATGGCTAAGAATGCTGCATTTACACAAGAAATGCGTAGAGCTAATTTAACTACAGATCAACAAATACAACTAGCTAATCTTAGTGCGCAGAATCAGGCAGGTGCTGATAATCTTAATGCTGCTCAAGCTACAGAGTTAGCTAACTTAAATGCTAGAATGCAAACTAATTTAAAAAGTTCTGAGTTGGCACAGCAAATGAACTTAGCTCAGTTAAATGTAGACCAACAAAGAGCTATAGAAAATGCAACAATGAACTCTAAAATGGACCTTACTAAATTTAGCACAGCTCAACAAGTAGAGTTAGCTAATAGTAAACTAATGTCTACAGCAGATATTGCAAACATGAACGCTGAACAACAAAGTACAATGCAGCAAGCAACAGCTCTTGCTTCTTTAGATTTATCAGCAGTAGATCAAAGAACTAAAATAGCTGCTCAGAACGCACAGTCATTTTTACAAATGGATATGACAAACCTTAGTAATGAGCAACAAGCATTAATATTAAAAGATCAACTAACACAACAAAGATTATTAAGCAATCAAGCTTCTGAAAATGCTGCTAGACAATTTAATGCTACATCTGAAAATCAAACTAATCAGTTCTTAACAAATTTAGGAGCGCAGATAAATCAACAAAATGTTGCAAGCATGAATGCTATGAAACAGTTTAATGCTGCTAATGAAAATGCTGCAGAAGCTAGAAGAGCAGGAAGAGATGCAGACATTGAAAAGTTTAATGCACAGATAGCTACACAAGTGAGTGAGTCTAAAGCACAAAGACAATTTCAAAGAGATCAGTTTAATTCACAGAATGCAACAGCCATAGAGCAAGCTAATGTAGAGTTTATGCGTAAAGCAAATACAGCAGATACAGCAGCTAAAAATGCTGCTATAACTTTAAATGCACAAAATGCTATGACTCTTTCAACACAACAACTTGCGTTCTTAGCTCAAGAACTAAGAGACGAAGCACAGTTTGACGCTACATTTGCAAATAACGAAAGAGAAAGACTTGCTCAAGTATATGCAGCAGCTCTAGGATCTACAACTTACAGAGCTAATGATGTGAATTGGGGAACAGTCATGGAAGCTTTTGGAAACATAATATCATAAACACGGAGTTAAGAAATGGGATTTTTAAGAAAAATAGGTAGGAAGATAGGCAAAGGAATTAGGAAACTTGGTCGTAAGATTAAGAAAGGATTAAAAGGAATAGTCAAAGGAATAGGTAAACTAGGTGTACTAGGAACTATTGCTATGATGTTTGTTATGCCTTATGTGCCTGTCTTATGGACTAATCTAGGAACTTTTGCTTCTGGACTTACTACTTCTTCAAGTGTATTAGCTAAAGCTGCAGGATATGCTATGAAAGGAGTATATCACGCAGGCAGATTAGGAGGTAAAGTTTACTCTACTGTTACTAACGCAATCACAGGAACACTTTCTAAAATTCCCGGAGTTAGTAATATATCAGAAGCTGTTGCTAAAACATTTAACAAAGCTATAGATTTTACTAAACAAAAATTAGGAATACAAGATCCTACTGCTTTATATTCAGAAGCTAGTTTAGACTTTAAAGAGTTTCAAAATATAGCAGGTGAAAATGCTAGTTTAAAAGATTTTGAAGCGTGGAAACAATCTGACAACTATGCTAGTTTTAAAAGTATAAATACACAAGGCAAAGAATTTTATCAGTCTATGGTAAACGAAGGAGGTCAGTTAAGTGAAACAGGAACTTTTGGTAAGACTGATGCTCTTAGAAAGAATGAAAGTTTTGATGATTTCTTAGAAAGAAACAATATGGAAGCAGATAGATTTTTAGAACTAAACGATAACGTAACTACATCAACAACTGTATTAGAAGACGGAAGTATAGTAGAGACTCCTGAACTTGTACCTCAATCAGAATATAATGTCGTGCCTTCTGAAAAAGAAGTGATAGGACAAGTAAGACGAGCAAGGCTAGATGGTAGATCAGTAGACCTAGATTATAATGTAGATGAAGGAATGTATAAAATACAGACAGACTACGATAAATATATTAGACAAGGAATGACTCCAGAAGAAGCAAACCTTGAACTTAACAGACAATACCAAGCTAAGTTTGGTGATGAAGTTTCTTTTGAAAGTGACTTTAAAGGATATGCAAGAGACGGAAGTTCTGGTGCTTACTTTAAACAAGACGCTGATTTATTAGAGTCAGGTAAGCAAGGCATGGACGCTGTTAAAGATATGACTATTGTTACTCCTGAGTCAGATCCCGGATTCTTTAGATCATTAGCTACTAAAGCATTTAGTCAAGATAGCATTACTGATGTAACAGCTAAAGTAGCTCAGAAAGGTATACAGAATGAGTTAACGGATTTAATAACTCCTTCAAGTAATTATGTTCCTCAAGGAGTAAACACTTATTCTCCATATAATAAACAATCAGTAACTTCAAATGATCCTTTAGATACTGGCAGTATGTTTATGCAAGCAATATCTAGAGTTCCGGGTTTAGGCTACGCTCAGATGAATGCTTATAATACTTATGAAAATACAGGGTACGGAGGAAACCTTCCTTCCTTTGTAGCTACAGGATATGGGAGATAAAACATGGAACAACCTATAACAAGAGAAGAAATGATAAAAACAGGAGCGTTAGGAGGAGCAGGTCCAATTCCCGGACAGTCTCTTACCGAACCTGCTGATTCTAAAAATCCGTGGGAAACTCCTCCACAAATTGTAGACTTAGACGAAGGCATAGCTGACACATTTATGTATCTAACAGAACCTGAAAGACTTCCAAGTGTTTTGACTTTGTTAGACAGTCAAGTTCCTGTATCAGTAATAGCAAGTACTATTCTTACAGAAGGTTACAAGTCTGGTAAATATTTACCACAATTAATGGCTTTATTAATAGAACCAGTAATGTATATGCTTATTGCTTTAGCTGAGAAAGCAGGAATAGATCCTGTAGTTTACGAAGACGAAGATGAAATAGCAGATGCTGCACCAGAAGAAGCAGATGAAATACAAGAAGAATTAAAGTCTGTTGATCCTACTAGAAGTTTTCAAGAATTAAAACCTAAAAATCTTAGAGAAGAATCTTTACCAACAGAAGTAAAAGAAAGATTAGATGATATAGAACCAGAACAACTACAAAGTTTATTAGCTAGACCTGAACAACAAGAACCTAGCTTATTGGCAGGAGAATAAAATGGCATACATACCACCTGAAAAAGCAATGATGAATTTAGATATTAACGCACCTACCTCTGGTGGCTTTGAATCTGTAGGTCAATCATTGTTAGCACAAAAAAGAGCAGATACTGCTAGAGCAGATAAAACAAATAAAAGAAACGAAAAAATTATGGGAGCTTTGGGTTTGTTTTCTTTTGGAGCTTCTGCATTTAGAGCATCTACTGCTAAAAGAGCAGAAGAATTAAAAGCCAGAGAAAGTTTCAGTATAGCTCATGCTAAAGGAAGAACTGAATCTATTAACACTATAGCTTCTTTAAATAAAATTACACAGAAAGATGGTAAGTATCTTTCGTATGAAGATATAATGAACGACAGAGCTAAATTTGAAGGAGTAAAAACAGCACTAAGACCTCTTATAACTAAACAAATGGAAAATACTTTTAATCCTCAAAGATATAAAGAACTTCCTGCAAGCCAAGTAGATTTATTAGAGAGTAGAGCAACTCGTAATGTTTTAGAAGATTTACTTACACTACAAGAAGGTAAAGAAAAATCTAAGTTGCAAGATGTTTCAGACAGACTTTTTGGTGGTTCAGGATTAGCAGGAACTGAGTTACTACAAGGATCAACAACAGAAGAAAAACTTGCGTCTGGTTTAAATTTAACACCAGAAGCTTTTTCAGGTGACACAAAAAGACTGTACAATGAAGAACTAAGTAAACTACAAGCAGCAGACTCAATTTTTAATATTGACAATTATCTTAATGGTATTGCAAGAATGGATAGAGGAATAAATATTTTTAAACGTAGAGGTGATGAAGATGCTGTTTTTGGAGAAGGAACTGCACAAATGTTTTTAGATTCTATGAAAATACAAACAGAAATTATTCCAATAATACAAGACTCTATTGTTTCTAATGCTTCTCAAGATTATATTGGAAATGTCATGGCTAACGGAAGAACTGAAGGAACTGAAGAAAACACAGCAGTACAAAATATAAAGTTAGTAACACTTAAAGAAGACGATATAGACAACGGTACTTCAAAACTAGGAAATTATGTTAGATCACTTGCTATGACAAATGACATGGAAGAAATAATTGAAGAAATAGATTCTGATTATTTTGTAGCATCTTCAGGTAAAGTGAACGAAAAGACAACAAAAGGACAAACTTTAACAAATGTTGCAGCAGCATATTCTTTAAGGCTTAACAATCCTGCAGAAGAAGAATTTGCAAAAGAATTATATATGTCCTCTGCACACTCACAAGCTTTAGAAGCAGGAAAAGAAGCAGGTACTGATGCGTATGAAACTTTTGTTAAAAAGAGAGTAGAGCAATTTGCAAAAGATATGAGAAAACCTGCTTATGCAGAACAAAGATCTAAGTTTGCTTTGCTTGTTGCTTTAAGAGCAGGAGCAGAAGAAAGATCTTTTATGGATAGATCAACTGATTTTTATAATAACGGATATACTTTTAATCCAGACAGAGCTATGGCTATGTTATCACCTGCACTAGATTTTGAAGAAGGTGTGGGTTATACACAAGGTCCTGCATTTGAATTTATGAATGATACACAAAGAAAAAATCTTATGTTTCTAGAGGTAGACGAAATTCAAGGAAATACTAGAATAACACAAAATGAAAAAGAAATGCTATTACAAAGTTTAATAGATAACATAGCTCTTACACAATTTGATTCTATTGATTCTTTTGTAAAAGGTTATGAAGAGTGGATTCCTGTTTGGAAATCACAAGCAAGACATTACAATCTTTATGGTCAGCTTCAAGAAGATAATGCAAACAGAGCTGCTCAGTTACAACAAAGATTGTTTGGTAACAAAATAAATAAGCATATTGGCTTTATGATAAGCAGAGGTAATAAACCTAATCCATTTATGGAAGAAAGAACAGAGGTGTTGGACAAGGAAACACCAGATCCAACTACTTTAGAAGGTTTGACTAAATTAGGAGTAAACTAAATGTCTTTTAATTTACAATTTGTAAATGATTGGGTTTCTAGAAAAGATAAAACAAGTCCATATTATGTACCAAGCTCTACTGAATCTAACGCTGTTGATTTAGTAGACTTTAGAAAAGTAGCAGATGTTCCGTCTCCTAGTCCAGAGTCTCAAGAGCCTGTTTATGATAGTCAGCAAGAAGCTTTAAGACAAGCTTACGAAAATAGAAGTACATCAGTAGCAGAAACTCCTTCTTTTACTTTAGATGATTTAGATAACGATGAAGCTTTTCAAGAAACAGCTAGTCGTTTCTTAGAATCTATAGATGAAGATGATGATATATTTGAATATCTAAGAGATGAAGACTATAGAGTTTCTAGTGCTTTATACAGAGGATATACTTCTGGTAAATGGACAGAACAACAAAAACAAGACTATGCGTTTCTTAGGTCAGCTTTTGATCAGGCAGACGTAGGTAGTTTTTCTAATATGATAAAAGCTACTGCTGATGGTGTTATTGATTTTGTAACAGATCCTATACATTTACTATCTATAATGATGACTCCTTTAACAGGAGCAGGAATTGCTGCTGCAGGCACAAAACTTGGTTCAACCAAACTGGCTTCTAATCTAGCCCAATCTAAAGCTCTTAGATCAGGACTTAAAAAAATTAGAGATAACAACACAGGTACTGGTGTTAACTATGCTATTACAGAAGGCTTCGTACAAGGCACAGGATCGAGTATAGGCAATCAAAATATAGAGGTTAATGCTAACCTTAGAAATTCTTTTTCTCCTTCTGAAGCAGGCTTAACAGGCTTAATAGGAGGTACTGCAGGAGGAGTTTTAGGATTAGGTGGAGCTGCTGCTCTTATAGGATTGCGTAACTCTAAATCAATACAAAGAGTTAGAGAGCGTATGGAAGCTAAAAAAGAACCTAAAGATGTTGATCCTGCATCAAGAAGTGAAACATCAAAACAATGGGAAAAAATTCAAGAGTCTTTAAAAAGTGTAACCATTGTTCCTAAAACAGCAAAAGAAGGAGTTAGTAAGTTTGTACAAGGTTTAACAGGTAAAGCTACTGCTCCTTTAGTTAAATATGTTAAAGACTCAGAAGCTATGGGAAAATTTTTAGAAGCAATAAGATACGATGCTCTAAGAGATTTTACTGGTGCTGTTACTGAAAAAGCAAACATATCTTTTGGTTTGGCATTAGGAACAAGAACTGCTGAATATAGACAAGCATTAGCTAAAATATTTGCAGATCATAACATTGAAAGAACTGGTTGGACTAATCACCTAACTGCTGTAAATAACGAACAGCTTTCGTTTCTTTTAAATCAACCTCAACTACTAGCAAAAATAGGAATAAACGAAGTTAAAGATGAAACAGGTAAAGTAGTTTCTTATTCGTTTAAAGGTAACATAGATGAAGTAGCTGAAAAGTTAAATGCTGCTTGGAGAAAAAGCAGACCTGTAGATATGGAAGCAGAACAAACTGGTCCACTTAAAAAACTTTTTGGTGAAAAAAATGTAGATAGAAAAGCTACTAAAATAAATAAAGATACTGTAATGGCAGCTCTTCGTTTAAGAAAACTTACAGACAATGTTTACAAAGACGCTACAACAATAGACTCTGTTGACGGTTCAGAAGTTTTTACTTTGTTTGAGCCAGAACAAAAGATTCCGTTTTACTTTCCTCGTTACTATAATTTACAAGCTATAAAAGATAACAAAGATAAATTTGTACAGCTTATTTTTAACAGCAGACACTCTAAGTTAAATGATGATTTAATTAAAGGAAAAATAAGAGATGTTGATGATCCAGAAACAATTATAACAGGAGTAGATATTAGTGGTTTAAAAAGAGATGAAGCTTACTTTAAATCTTTCTTTGATAGTATAGAAGGTAATCCAACTACATTTAAAGAAGTAATAGAGTTACAAGCTAAAAAAGATGGCATCACTCTTTCACCTCAAGAAATAGAAACAAGAGCTAGAGCATTAAAATCAGAAAGATTAGTACAGGATATGTTAGATAAAGAATATCCTTCTCTTCAATTTGTTGATCCAGACGCTCCTAATAAACCTTTGCGTATGCAAAGAACTAGAGTCTTTTATGATTTAAAAGATCAAGACTTAATTGATAATGGGTTTATAGAAAACAACATAGAACAAATATATATTAATTACTTTGATGATATGGCAGGTGCAATAGAACGTAAAAGATATTTAGGTGTAACTTTAAATGAGTTTCAAGATAGATATTCAAGAACTATTTTAGAAGATTTAAGAAGAGCAGGTTATAGCAAAGACGAACAGGAAGAAGTAATTGAAAGAATGAAAGATACTTACGAGTCTGTTACTGGTACTGCTCCTAGAAAACAACCTTTACTAGGTGAGAAATTTAAAGGAGTGCAAAACTTTGTAAAACTTACACAGCAACTAGCTCACCTTCCTTTAGCAACTATTTCAAGTTTAACTGAGCCTTTAATTATTTTAACTAAAGTAGACCTTGAAGATACACCAGAAGTTTTTAAAGCTTTTGGAAGTGCTGCAGGAAAACAAATGAAGAAATCTTTTAATAGATTTTTTACTAGATTTGATGGTGCATTAAAGAAAACAGGTGTTACAAATAGATCAGTAAAAGGCTTTAAAGATTTAACTGACGATGAATGGGCAGAAGCTTACTCATTTAGTATAGCTACTGAGTACTCTGCACAACAAAGACTTACGTCTATGTATGCAGGATCTGTTCAAGGTAAAGTAACTGGTGCAATATCAGAAATGTTTTTTAAAGCTACGTTGCTTGCTCCGTGGACACAAGCTGTACAGTTCGGTGCTTTTAAATCTTCTAAAGGTGTAATTAAAAGACTTACTAAAAAACTAGCAGATGGTGGTTTATCAGAGTCTGAAAAGAAAAGAACAATAACTAAACTTTGGCAGATAGGAATAGATCATAAAAAAGCAGTATCTAATTACAAAAATTCTTCTGTAAACGGAGTGCTTGATGATGCTAAGTATGAGAATAGTGCGTTTTATCAGAATGATGTTTTATCTTCTTCTAATTTATTTGCCAGAGAAATAATTCTAAATCCTGCTGCTTCGGAAGCTAACAAGCCTTTATGGTTTAACAGTCCTGTTGGACAGCTAGTAATGCAGTTTGCTTCTTATCCGACTGTATTTAACAATACTGTTCTTAAAAATATGGTAAGAGAAGTAAATCAAGATCCTATAAGAAACGCACCTAAACTTGTAGCTGCTACATCTTTAATGACAGGAGGAGCTATACTTACTAATGCTTTCAGAAGTGAAGGAAGAAGTTTAGAAGAGTCAGATGCTAAAATAGTTTCTGATGCTGTTTCTAGGTGGGGAGGATTTGGTCCTCTTGACTATGGGTTTAGATATGCAAGAGGTATCGAGTATGGTGGACTAACAGCAGGCTCTACACTTAAAGCTCCTTTTGGTCCTTTAGTTGCAGACGTTGTGGATGCTGTACAGTTTAGACACAGTCCTTTACAAATAGCTACACAAAATATTCCATTTTATTCTGCTCTTCCAAAAGATCAAAGAGATGCTTTAAAATCTTGGGCTAGAGGAACTAAAGCAGAAAAACCTGAAGATCAAAGCTTTGTTATAGATAACAGAAGATTTGCTAAAGGTGGTAGAGTCAACGTGCCTAATGCAGTTGAAGAACCAGAAGAAAGAAAAATGAGAGGTCTTCCGTTTACATACGCTGACTTAGGAGGTCCGTCAGTCCAAGACAACGAAGACAGACTTGGTTTTTCTATGGGTGGAGAAGTAGACACTCCTGATAATAACAACTATGCTTTTAGTGTGTTAACAAAGAATGATGACTACGGAAGATTTTTAGAAGATAGAGATCCTATACAAACATACGAAGATAGTGATATGCCAGAAGATACTAGCAAAGAATCTTACTTTGTAGGTCTTGAAGAAAATAACTATGATGCAATAAATAGAAGAGTAGAAGACTCTATAGGTTTAGATGTTTCTAAAGTTTCTGTAAACATTAGAGGTGCTAACAAAGTAGAAGGCAAAGTTAAAGTTATGAATACTTTAGAAGTCGATAAGCCTACAGTAGAAGCAATACTAGAAAAAGTAGAGAAAGCACGAACTATGCCGAAAGATGTAGAGATTATAAAAGATATTAAGTTTGAGTTGAATGCTAGAGACTATGCGTTATCTACCGAAGGAGGTAGTAAAGAAGGATCTGACATGATGCAGAAAAGTAAAAGCGTAGTAATTAAAGATGGTTTATTTAACTTAGGTTATGATTCTGTATCTTACAACGAAGGTAAAAATATTGTGTTGCTAAAACATAACCAGTTTATACCGACTAAAATTGAAAAGAATATGGTTCGTAAAAAAGTTTATGGTGGTGGTCTTATGAGAACTTTGAGAAGACGCTACGATATAGGAGGAGCAGTAGAAGCTGTGCTTGGTATCTTTTCTAAAATTCCTTTGACTAAAAGATTTTTAGATATACAGCACAAACGAATGAATATTGAAGATACTGATCAGAATACATTTGCAGAAAACTTAGTTAGATACGCTGACGAAGTAGCAGACGTAGAAACTAAAAATAATCCTAAAGAAATATCTATTGCAAACGCTAAAGGTTTACATCAATTTAAAGATGAAACTGTCAAAACAGTAGTGAACAATTTTCTTAGTGGTAGAATACCTGTAGATCAAAATATTATAGATGCAGTTGTAGCAGCATCTAAAAAAGATCCTCGTGATTGGAACAGAGATGAATCTAACTTAATGGTTTTAGGTCACATGTTTTTGACAGCAGAGAAAAAAGAGTACAACGGAGTTACTATGTCAAGTGATCCTTTGTTAAGAATAATAGGAACATCAAAAGAACAAGACGATGGTTACAAAGAAGCTGCTGAGTTTTTATATATGAAGTTTCATTGGAGAGGAACTAAGCAATCTCCTGAATATAATCAAGCATTAAAAAATATTAGAAATAGATATAATCTTACTTCTTCTATTATATACGGTCCTGCACAAATGAGAGAAAGATCTTTTGCAGAACGGCAAGGTCCTCGTGAAACTACAGAAGATAGATTTGCAGGTGTTGCTCCTGTAGATAGCTACCAAAACTATTACAAACCTAGTATCTCTAATCTTCCAGAAGAAGAAGGTGTATTTAGTAGATTAAAAAATATATATGAACTGACTACTAAAGAAATAGATCCTAACAATAAAAGTCCTTTTGAAAGAAATCCTGTGATAGATACTTTTTATGATGAAGAAGTGATAGAGCCTAAAATGATTGAGCCACAACCTCGTATTGTAGATCACTATTTAAAAGAACATCAAGACGCTTACATAGCCGAAGAAACTAAAAAGTTAAAAGATTTTTTACTTCCGTTACCAGACGGAACTTACAGAAACTATCCATCTATGAGTGATGCTATAGAAGAACCAGAAGTTATAGAAGTACCAAAAGCACCCGAAGTACCAAAAGTAGAACCTCAAGGATTTGGTAAGTTTGAATTTCGTAAACATAGTAGAACAAGTGACTACAGAAAGGATTAATAAATGAACAAAGAAAAACTAATTGAAGAACTTAAACGTGACGAAGGTGTAGAACTACGACCTTACAAATGCTCGGCAGGATTTTTAACTCTGGGTGTGGGTAGAAATATAGAAGAGCGTGGTATTACTATGGATGAGTCTGATTATCTTCTTGCCAACGATATAACAATTTGTGAAGAAGAAGCTGCTAGAGTTTTTAAATGGTTTGCAGATCTAACAGACGTTAGACAAAGAGCTATTATTAACATGATATTTAATCTAGGTTTAACAAAATTATTAAACTTTAAAAACTTCCTAGCTGCTATGGCAGCAGAAGATTATGAAACTGCAGGTAAGGAAATGCTCGATAGTCGTTGGGCTAGACAGGTTGGTAACAGAGCAGACAGATTGGAGCAGATGATTGTTAACGGATGATATATTAATTATGTATCTTGAAGATGACCTCGACAGAGCTTATCGGATAGACTGTAAAATGCGTTCAAAAGTAGACATACCGTGGATTAAACGTGAAGAGTTTAGAAACGTCTATGAAGAATTACTAGGTGCGCATTTAAAGGGTGTGCCTGACATGCCATTAGAATTAGCTATGCAATCAGTAGAAGAAATTTTATCGAATGAAAGCATACGCTTTAACAAAGAGGAACTAAAAGAGAAAACAAATGAAACTAAACTTACTTAAAAATGTGAAAAATATTATAGGTGCAGTAGCTCCTACAATCGGAACAGCTCTAGGTGGACCAATGGGTTCGATGGCTGCAAACATGGTAGCTGATGCTCTTGGATGTGAGCCAACACCTAAGAAAATAGAAGCAGCAGTACAAGCTGCAACACCTGAACAGTTAGCAGAACTTAAAAAGATTGACAAAGACTTTGAAGTTAGGATGAAGGAACTAGATGTTGATCTATACGCACTAGAAACTGCAGACATACAAGATGCAAGAGGAAAGTTCTCTAAGGATTGGACTTCTCGTATCATGGGTATAGCTGTTGTTGGTGGCTTTATGGGTTATATATTCCTAGTCACGCTCCAACCTCCAGAGCAAAACTCAGAAGCGTTGATCAACTTAGTTCTCGGCTACCTTGGAGGACTTGCAAGTGCCGTAATCAGCTTTTACTTTGGAGCAAGCAACACAAAGGATAAAGATAATGACTAATATAAATCACACACCTCAGTACAAAGCTTTGAAAGCTGTATACAAAGGTGAAATAGCTAAAGCAGAAGCAAACCTATCTGTATACTTTAGGAATAGTGTAGGTGTAGGAGAACACGCAGACATTGTAGAAGTTATGGATGAACAACTAGATAAACTTGCACAAGCTAAAGATAAACTAGCA